TCATATCTTCACAAAGCAATTAAGTCTCTCAACCAGTTGAGAATGATTGAAGACTCTCTGGTTATCTACCGTTTGAGTAGAGCACCTGAGCGTCGTATCTTCTACATTGATGTTGGTAATCTGCCTAAGCAAAAAGCAGAGCAATATCTGCGTGATGTTATGATGCGTTATCGTAACAAACTTGTATATGATGCAAACACGGGAGAAATCCGTGATGATAAAAAGTATATGAGTATGCTTGAGGACTTTTGGCTTCCTAGACGTGAAGGTGGTAGAGGAACTGAAATCTCTACACTTCCTGGTGGTCAGAACCTTGGAGAAATTACTGATATCAAGTATTTCCAAGAGAAACTTTATCGTTCTCTGAATGTTCCTACTTCACGTATTGGTGGAGAAGGTGGTTTCAACCTTGGTCGTTCTTCTGAGATCTTGAGAGATGAAGTTAAGTTCAGTAAGTTCGTTGGACGTTTGAGAAAGAGATTCTCTGCAATGTTCAATGATATGCTGAAGACTCAACTCATCCTCAAGAATGTTATCACTCCAGAAGACTGGGACAAAATGAGTGAGCATATTCAATATGACTTCATGTATGATAACCACTTCGCAGAACTGAAGGAAGCAGAACTTCTGAATGAGAGACTGAGTATGGTTCAGCAAGCAGAACCTTACGTTGGTAAGTACTTCTCTCAAGACTATCTACGTCGTAAGGTTCTCCGTCAGACTGATCAAGAAATCATTGAGCAGGATGAACTTATCGAAAAGGAAATCAAAGAAGGAGTAATTCCTGACCCAGCAGAAATGCAAATTGATCCTACAACAGGACAACCAGTAGCAGGTGGAGGAGACTTAGGTGCTCCAGTCATGGAACCAGAAATTGATGCGACTTCAGTTGAACCACCAGAAGGTGGAGAGATCTGATAAATAAAACTAAGTTATTACTTTTTTAACTAATGGATGAATTAATGGATATGATTATCGCTGATGAGAGTCCATCTCAAATCACCGATAAAATTAAAGATATTCTCTTTGCAAAGTCTGCAGAAAGAATTGATACTATCAAACCAGTTGTTGCTGGTTCGATGTTTGACTCTGAGGAAGCAGAAGAAATTTCTTCCGAAGAAGAGTGATAAATAAATAACTAATAAAGTAATTATCTAACAATGGCAAGAACTAGGATAATTGAAACTGAGGTGGCAACTGGTGCTGTGGCTGGTTCTGCAAGTAGCATTACTGGCGCAACTGTAGTCAGACTTCATAATGATACTGGAGGTATTGTAACTGTTGGGGTATCAACAATCGTTGGTGCTGGAACGACTCAATTCTTCTCAATGCCAGCAAACTCGGTTGAGTTCCTTGAAAAGAAACCAACTGAAGTTATCTGGACAAGTTCGGCAATCAAAGCAGCAAAAGTAGGTTACACAGGTTAATCAAATGAAACTTATCAGAGAAGAAATCGAAACCGTAGAGGTTATCGTCGAACAAAGAGACGGTAAAAAATCTATGTTTATCGAAGGTATTTTCCTTCAAGGAGACATTAAGAACCGCAATGGTCGTATGTATCCAATGGAAACTCTTCGTCGTGAAGTTGCTCGTTACAATGAGAACCACGTTCAAGCAGGTAGAGCACTTGGCGAACTGGGTCACCCCGATGGTCCAACTGTAAACCTTGACCGTGTTTCTCATAAGATCGTTTCTCTTAGAGAGAGTGGTTCTAACTTCATTGGTAAGGCAAAAGTGCTGAACACACCAATGGGCAAGATTGCTCAGGATCTTATTGGTGAAGGAGTTAAACTCGGTGTTTCTTCTCGCGGTATTGGTTCATTAAAGATGACCCGTGAAGGAGTTAATGTTGTAAGCGATGACTTTATGCTTGCAACTGCTGCTGATATTGTAGCAGATCCTTCTGCACCTGATGCTTTTGTTGAAGGTATTATGGAAGGAAAAGAGTGGGTCTGGGAAGGTGGAATTCTTCGTGAAAGACTTGCAGAAAAAACTTACAAGCAGATCAACACTCTTGTTGATCAAAAAGCACTGGATGAACATAAGTTAGACTTATTCAACCAGTTTCTTTCAAATTTATAATTTAATAAATAAATATAGATTAAATTAGAGGTCAAAACGGAGAGTCAAAATGTCTCGTGGTAACGATTTACAAGAAATGGAAGCAGGCACAAAGCAATCCAAAACTGCTGTTAACGCTGGCGCTAAAGCAGCAGATCCTATGCAAAAACTGCAGGATCCAGGAACGCAACTTGCTAACGTAGAAGATCTGGGTGGTCCTACCCCCGAAAACTATAGAGCAGATGATGATTCAGCAAAGCTGAACACACCTGGTGGCACCCTTAAGCAAGTTAAGGATGTTGTTAACAAAGGCGCGAAAGCAGCTGACCCAATGAAGAGCGTTAAAGAAGAAGAGCAACTCGATACTGAAGAAGTAATCGAGGAAGCAGAAGAAACTACTGAAGAAGTAGTTGCTGAAGCAACCCCCGAGTATGACATGGAAGAAGATGTCAACGCACTGCTCGGTGGTGAAGAACTCTCCGAGGACTTCAAAGCAAAAGCAAAGACCATCTTTGAAGCAGCAATCAATGCTAAGGTTGCTGAAGTCAAAGAAGCACTGGAAGCACAGTACGAAGAGCAACTGGCAGACCGTCTGGTCGAAGCAACCGAAGAACTCAAGGAAAGAGTTGATTCTTACCTTGAGTATGTTGCAGATGAGTGGGTTAATGAAAATGAACTCGCCATCGAACAAGGTCTTAAGACCGAAATGACCGAATCATTCCTTGAAGGAATGAAGGGTCTTTTTGAAGAACATTATGTAACTATTCCTGAAGATAAATATGATGTGCTTGAGAGCATGGTAGAAAAACTTGATGATATGGAGACAAAACTCAATGAGCAGATTGAGAAGAACATTGGTCTGAATAAGAGACTCGCTGAGTCTTCTGCAGATTCAATTCTTGCTCAAGTATCCGAAGGTCTTGCACAGACCCAAAAGGAGAAACTCGCCTCACTTTCCGAAAGTGTTGAGTTTGAAAGTGAAGAAGAATATCGTGAAAAGCTGGAGACGCTGAAGGAGTCATATTTCTCCAATAAGCCAGCGACTTCATCTGCTAAAACTGAAACCCTCTCTGAAGGTGTAGATGTTTCTACCGAATCATATACTGGTTCCATGGACGCTTACCTCAGAACTCTGGGTAACTTTAGCAAATAATTGAATTTAATATAATTCAAACCAAACTGTAAACACTTTAATAGGTAAAAGCAAATGTTCCAATCCGAGCATCTGCAGGAAAAGTGGGCACCTCTTCTCAACCATGAAGGTTGTGACAAGATCTCTGATCCTCATAGAAGAGCCGTCACCGCTGTCCTGCTCGAAAACCAAGAAAAATTCATGCGTGAGCAGACTGCTTTCTCTGAAAGCGGAATGCTTAACGAAGCACCCACCAACTCCGCTGGTTCTAATCCCGCTGGTTTCTCCGGCGCTGCTGCTGAAGGCGGTCCTGTTGCTGGTTTCGACCCCGTTCTGATCTCCCTGATCAGACGCTCCATGCCTAACCTGGTCGCATATGACCTCGCAGGCGTTCAGCCAATGTCTGGTCCTACTGGACTCATCTTCGCGATGCGCTCCCGTTACACCAACCAGAGCGGCGCTGAAGCATTCTTCGACGAGCCCAACTCCGCATTCTCTGGTCAGGATGCAGGTAACGACCTCACCGATGGTTTCACCGATGTCGTTGCTGGTATGGGTACTACCAGCCAGTCTGGTACTAACCCTGGTATCCTGAACCCTGTCGGTACTGCATCATCCACCGCGTATGATGTTGGTCAGGGCATGACCACTGCTAACGCAGAAGGTCTGGATGGTAGTGCAGGTGATGCATTCAACCAGATGGCATTCTCGATCGAGAAAGTCACCGTTACTGCAAAGTCTAGAGCACTGAAAGCCGAGTACTCCTTAGAACTCGCACAGGACCTCAAGGCAATCCACGGTCTGAACGCTGAAGCAGAACTCGCCAACATTCTCTCCACTGAGATTCTGGCTGAGATGAACCG